TTTTAATCCTAGCCAAATAAATAAGGGTAGATTTAATCTACCCTTAACTCTTTTATTATTAGTTATTTAACAAAGCCTCTTGCTCTTGTCTAACACCATCCAAATGATTTTTGATGTTTGTCATTATATTTTCAGACACAAGTGGCGATACGCTGTTGCCAATCATTCTAAAGCTATGCCATTTCGTCGGGTGGAAGCAGAACCAATCAGGAAAACCTTGGAGTCTTGCAGCTTCACGTACTGTAATTACCCGAGGGCTACTTGGATGTATCGGTCGAACAGCTTGATAGCTACCTTTGTCGGAACCAGTACCAGCTCTTAGAGTAGGGCAAACGCCATCCCAGGCAAGTTTCTTCGAACGGCTAATTTTGTCTACAGAGTCTGGCTCAAGAGCAAGGTATCGATCCATCACGTTTTGTGTATGAACAGTATCAAAAAAGCCTGACAGCATTTTTTTCTTTAAATTATTAACCGCTAATTGCGAACCTAGATGCTCTGGTGGCAATGCTCTCATTTTGAGTGCGTAGGAAGATAGGTTCCTTTTCCGATTATATTGTGCCCAACCAAAATCTGTTTTGTCTTTGGTTTGAGGTATCGGCTCGGGCAGATCAGCGATAACATCTTTTACAGTAACGTTAGCGTTATCATTTAAGGGTGAAAAAATATCGTTATGAGTCAGTTCACCAAAGAACTCTGGCTTGTACCCAAAAACAATCACACGCTTACGCTTTGTAGCAGCGCCATAATCGGATGCGTCTACCAAAACAGGTTCTAGGACAGTGTAGTTGTCTGTAACTGAATCCAAAGCAGCAAAGAAAGAGTCGCGATAACATTCATCGAGCAAGCCCTCAACGTTCTCCATAACAAAGAACTTGGGTCTTAGTATGTTTACGTGTCTGAAGTAATGATGAAGTAGCTCGTTGCGAGGGTCGCCTAACTCTCTTTTACCCATGCGACTATAACCTTGGCAAGGGGGCCCGCCAATAACGCCATCTATTTGCTGGTCTTGAAGAATTAGCTTCCAGCTATCCTTATCCATAGTTGCTAAGTCACCTTTAACAACACGCGCATTTGGAAAGTTGAGCTTGTATGCTGATTGTAGAGTTTCATCTACATCTACTGCCGCGATTGAGTTAAACCCTGCTAGTTCTGCACCTAAGCCAAAACCACCGCAGCCACAGAATAAATCTACAATTTTGTAATTATCGAGCATAAAAAAATTAGTTAGTTACTTCTTGAAGGTAATGATACACGAATACCACTCAAAATGGGTTGAAAGAATCAATCCATTTCAAACTCACAACCACAAGGTTAATGGCTTAAGTATGCTTTAATACCTAGCCAGTTTTAAGATAATCTCGAACTGTTTTTTAGTTTCGCATCCATTTTCTAAACAGTGCCTAATGTACGACTCGTGCTTTTTAGTCAGTAAACATCACTTCTTCCCCACCACCAACACAACTCTACCCACAACCTTAACCTCATCCTCTTCAACAGTCAGAGTTGAACCATTAAAGCTGATCGCCAGTTTTTTACCTGGTAGGCGTTGAATTTCGTTTAGCGAAAGTAGACCGTCCATATCAACTAGATATGTGCCGCTTACGGCTTGGTGAACTCCTTTGTCGATGATTGATGTTAAGTCGCCTTCACGAATCGCTATAGCGTTTACAACAGAAAGATCATCCAGCAAGGATTTGTCGAACGTAAGCGTTCTAGACTCAATTAATTCGCCATTGAGGATTTTATAGCAGTCGACATCGAACAGAAACTTAGTTTGCACGCTCTCTGAGTCATGTTTGTGCGAACTTCTGTTCGGAAATGCCTCTCCTTCACCCAATAAAAGCCACTTAAGTGATACGCCTGTATGCAAATGAGCTCTAACGGCAATTTCATGGGGAGTTAAGCCACGCTTAACCCATGTGGAAATAGTTGAAGTAGGCACACCTAGCTTCTCAGAAAGGACTCGTTGACTCTTTGATTCTGTTACTTGGATCAACCGTTGAACAAAGTCCTTACCACTTAAATACGCAAAAGCGGATATTTCTTCTTGATTAGTTGGCATAAGCGATCAATAATCTTTGCTAAAGCGTAGTCAGCGAGCTGCAACTTCTGACTACTTATATACACATTCAATAACTTACAAGGATACCACCATGCTTTCATATCAAGTAGTCCTAAACACGCCTTTCATGACCTATGACCAATACTCGCAATTTTCGGGTATGCCTAAACGCACCATTATGGACTGGGTATCTGATGGTCGTCTGCCTATCAAAGCCAAGTCAAAACCTAAGGAAACACCGCTGATCAACATGGTTGCATTGTTAGAAATGGCTACACGTGAAGCAATGCAGAACTTAGGTTAAACCATGCGCTTTTCGTCTCTGGTTCCAACCAAAGAGTATTGCCCGTTATGGCTCAATATCGTCGGTTGGGGTTTCATTCTCATCTCCTTGGTATGCAATTGAGTATTGGTTATGAACGAAAGTGACTCAATGTGCGAATTTATTGGCACGAAACAATTGGCATTTAACGAAGCGTGTTGTTCATTTGCGAAGTCAGAGAATATGACCAAGCTGGCCGAGAGCACAGGTATGAGCCCAACGATGCTTCGTAACAAGCTCAATCCAGAGCAACCTCATGTTCTGACTTGTGTTGAGCTTATCGCCATAACCAAAGTGAGTGGTAATCACACCATAGTGAATAGCCTTTTACTTGGGTTAGGGGTTGTAACGGCGCATGTGCCACTCAATGCGAGTGAAGAAACCTTCATCAAACGAGCTTTAGAGAACTCGATCCACTCGGGTGACTTATCTCAAATGGCTTTGGACCAGGCTGGAAACACAAGGCTAAGCCGTACCAACAAACACAATATTATTCAGAAAGCGCAAGCCAGTATCGGCAACCTTGTGCTTTTGATTAGTGATCTCGAAGAACGCACTAAAGGCGTGTCTCCCTTCCTCGCTATGGGAGTGGATTTTGTTGCCAACGGTGCGCCAGTCCCTGGGCTGAGTTAACTGAAGAAAACAGATAGGAAGTTTCGAAATGATTACAATTGAAATTAACACCCCTGAAGAAGCTTTACACCTCCAAAATGTCGCTGCGCTGAACATTGGTAAATACAAAAATAACCCTGTTGAAGGGCAGCAACACCTCCAAAGCACCCACATTCGTTTGTGGAGAGACATACACGCGCAAGCAGGCGATGTATTGAAGATGCTTATCGCCAAGAAGGAGAACGCTTCATGCAATACGTAGCAATCCGCCTTTTTGGTGATGGTGCGATGAAGCGCCACGAAGAAACTCAAGAGCCCGAAACAACGGCTCTTGGAGAGTTTGAGTCCCTAGACGATGCCGTTGGCCAAGCCTGTGAGCAACTGAAATGCAACCACGTTCGCCACGGAGTACTAAGCGAAGGCGAAGGGCAGGGGGGATTTATTGTAGTAGATACACAGGAGCTAGTTCAAATATGACCATTCCAGTTTATAGCGACCCATGCCATATGCCTTGCCCGGATCTACCGCATCACTCTTTGTCAAAGGAAGACAAAGAACGAGGGCTTGAGAAGCTGCAACAAGTTCGAGCGCAAGTGAGAGAGGGCATGCTTTCAAGCCTGCGTAAAGAATATGAACAGGCAGAAAGCTCCTATCAACGAGCACTTATCAATCAACGCGCTAAACGAATCAAACGCAATTGGTCTTAGCGAAGGAAGGAATCATGGATAACCAACTTAAACCAAATCAGATAACACAAGAAGACCCATTCACTCAAAGCGTTACGTTGTTAGGCTTTTTGCGCGATCGTTTAGTCGAAGCCGCCGACTGCTTGGAAACGGGTATCGACATTACAAAAAATGCAGGTTTAACAACATCAGACCTAGAACGTCAAATCGCGGATTGCCGATTCTTTGCGGAAGAGGCTGGTAATTTTTTGTCAACAGTTTCAATGGAAACAAGACAAGCTAAGTAATTTATGGTGCTGGATTTACAGAGATGTTGTTTTTAACTAGGTAGACTGCATTTGATTTATGAAAAATAGTGATTTGCTCTATGTTGCAGGGGCGGTAATGCCCCTCGACAGAATTCAAAGGAATGATGCCAGCTTTAATGCTGGTTTTTTTGGTCCCAAACCTACCGGACATAGCATTCAGGAGCTAGAGCTCCTTGCCCAAGGTATTGTTAAAAAGATTCCGATCTATGATCAGGTGTCTGACCGGAAACCGAAACGAGAAAGGGATCTTCAGGAGCGCACCGACTTCTACAAATCCAGGAATCGACGCTCAGAACACAACCGCGAAGCGGCGGCGAGAATCGCCGAAAGGCTTAGTCTAGTCAAAGGGCGCAAAAGTCCGACAAAGAAATTTCGCGATCGGAAAGAGCGCCAAATTAAGAGAATCAGGACTCTGAATAAGTCTCTTAGAGCCAAGTCAGTGCTCAATTCTCCCGAGGCTTACTTCAACCATTCTGCACTGTATGAGACTACTGAGCGCTCCAAACCAGCTGTGTTAAATGAGAATGGGCGACGAGCGAGAGGAGAAACGAGCAGAATACCTATTTCAATGCAGTTGATGCATCGTGCTTGGAACGATACATACAAGTTTCAGGCAATAACAGAGACGCCCTCAAGTGCAGCGCCAACTGCCAATGTGGGCGAGCGGTTTTCAGAGAAGTTAACTTCTCGGTCCGTGACTAAGATTTTTGAAGCGGGTGCTTATACTGCTGCCTGTCATGGTGGCTTTTCCACGTTCCTGACCCTAACGTTTACTAAAGCTAAGCGTTTGGCCATGTTTGGGGGAATGCTTGATGAAGATGAGTGCCGTTCAATGGGGGCTAACCATCCAATTGTTTATAAGCGGAACATGGTGACTGTTCATCCGCGCGCTCTTGAGAAGAAAATCTGGCATCCAATCACTGATATCGGTGGTGAGTATTGGACGGTGCCAACCAAAGATAACCCCTTACCAAGAAAGATGAACCCAGATGGTGTAATCGCTGGAGCATACTGTGATTTGAAGCAGAAGCCTGAGCAGGAGTTTTCGATGGAAAAAACTCTAGAGACAACGATTGGACATGAAGTTTCAAGGTTTCTAGATGCAGCTAAGAAAATGTACCAAAGAGGGTGGCTTGCAGACCATACGATTCAGACTGATCCAGAGTCAGGCTACAAGTATTGCGACCTAACCAAAACTAAAGTTCCAAAGTACGTTCAACCCAGTGATATTGGACCAATGAACACACCGGCAGACTTTCACTATATTTGGGTAGCTGAGTGTCCGGCCAATGAGGATGGCGAACCAAATCCTCACGTGCATTTGTTACTCCGGTGGACTGTACCAGAGCATCTATTTAGTTCCTGGTCGAAACGACTTGAGAAAATATGGGGGCATGGATTCGCAAAGCTCGAGAGAATTAAAAAACCTAAAGCTGCAGGCTCATACATCATCAAGGCAGTTGGCTATGCAGCAAAAGGTGCCAATGAGAGCCAAGGATTAATTAAAGGAAACCGGTATTCGATTGCTAAATGCTCGAGAGCTCCTTCTTGGGAAACGTTAGCAAGTTTTGAAGCCGACAACATGACTGCAATCATAAAAGAGTTGGGGTACAAGCTTGAGCAATGGAAGAAGCCGATTAAAAGACAAGTACGGAAACTTCAGGCGGCCAAAGCTCAAACCATTAAAGCTAAGTCGATTGCTATCAATCAGAACAAACCTGAGGAGTACCAGAACCGCTTATACAATCGGATCATACGACTAGAAAAGCAAGCTGAGAAGCTTCATCAAGTAATTCAAGAGCGGGGAGTGCATGCCAGTTCAAACAATAGGTTCTGCATTACATTCGACGGGAAGGATGCGAGACAAAAGGTAGATAAGTTTATGCTCTGGGCTGCGGGATCGAGAGGGTGGTCGATGGAGTGTCGTGATATTGATATGAGTGATATCAAAAGCCATGCAGACGAACGATATCAATTTGAATACCAGCGGTTTGTTGATAAAAAATGTTATTGGAAGAGCGTTCTGTCTTCGTCAGTACCAATACAAGAGTCAAGTGATAGAGAACGTAGTTACTGGCTTAGTATATCGACAGATTATCTAGCTGGATGTTTATACTTAAAGGAAACTCAACAGTGTAATTATGGCTAAATCGATATGGGAAAGATTGACGCTTTAAGTGGGATGCCTATCAAAAGTCATAAAGATGTCAAAGGGTAGTCTGATATATGCAGACTACCCATATAGCTAGACAGTGTAGGCGATGATGTTGCCTAACACTTCGGCGAGCTGACTTTCAGGATCTGCGCTGGTTATTAGTTCGACTACAGAAAGGATTGCTACAGTAAGTATCTTTACCGCAAGTTTGTCCAAAGCTTGGTCTATTAGCTTTTTCGAGAAGCTACGTAACCAACTGACAATAGAGAGTTTGACGTTTTTCATATCTCATTTTCCTTATGAGTTAGACACACATCTAGCTGAACGGTGCTCACTTTAGGACTGGATTGTGACAGTTGTGTTTCACTTCGTTGAAAGCAGTATGACAGATGAGAGAATAGAACTTTTAATAGCAATTGAGTTGATTGAACAGTTTTCTAAGAGTCTTATTCAGTGACATAGACATCAAAACGTAGGTAGAAACCTGTATAAATATACAGTATATTTTGAGTGTCATTGGTAAGGATATTGATATGTCTAATAAAAAACAGCTTTTCCAGCAAGCACTGGAGCTAATTCTCGACGGGGTCGCATTGAGTACTAACGGTGAAAACCGCGCCCAGGCAGGTGCTTACTTAATGGGATTAGTTGTTGCTGACAATCAAGGCGAGCTTGATAGCGAAAAAGTAGAAGCGATTAAGGCCATTATTGAAATGGCTGATGAAGTCGAAAGCCCGCAATTCAGGCTTTAAGTGCAATTACTGAAAAGGAGTTGCCATGTTAATCACGTGCCCAAAATGTGAAAGCAAAGCCCGGATAGCTACCTCCCGGGCGATGAGTAAAGAAACTCGAGAAGCGTATTGTCAGTGCCTTAATCTAAACTGCGGTACCGTCTTTGTAACCTACACCTCAGTACATCGAATCATTGAGCCTAGCGGTGATAAACCTGACCCAGAGTTGCAGCCTGAGTTGTGCAAGGGGGATTTGGATCAGATGGAGATGTTTAGTGGAATTGAGTAAGGCGCCCGAAATGGCGCCTTTTGGTTTAAAGAGTTTATTGCACAAATCCTAGTTGATAACCCAAGTTTCTTAAGTTCAATGACTCAGGCTGTAGTTTTATCAACTGGTCGACTTTGGCCTTATCAACGTTTGAAATAAGTGAAGCATCTGGTAGGTCAAAGGCCCCAATGCCCTTGTAATAATAGTATTGCTCTTCTGCTTTGAGACTAACTAACTTCGACTTGAATGCTTCGGTCTCGCCTTTATGACACTCGTAAAAGTTGCTCTGGTATACGTATAGAGCAACGGATTTCTTTTCGTCCAAAGGCAGTTCGTTGAACCATTGATTAGTAGCAAACTCATCTTGGCTGGCTGTCTCGAGGTCAACACATTGATTGTAGTGTTGCTCCCAGTTTGCACTCAATTGTTCTGCATTCTCATTAGGCGAAGTACATCCTAGCAGTGAAGCGATGAGTATCGCGTTACAAAGCTGCTTCACTTACACACCTCCAAAACTTATTTTCATTGCCTGATGTATACCAAGTCATTGGCTCTGCGGTCTTTCTAATTCTATCTCTAACAACCTTCGGGGCTGCACCCATGCTTTTAGCGTACTGTTCCCAGTCATACTCTCGGATGTTAATACCAGTTTCAAAAGCGCTTTTCGTAACGCCTGGACTAAAAAATATTTGGTAAACCGGAACAGACGCAAGTGCAGCTGAAAACCAACTACCGCTCTCCATTATTCCGCGAATTTCTGCAACGGCTCTTTTACTCTTCTGTGTAAGCTTGGTTGTGCCGATGTAACAATTTCCCAAAGTTGCCATATAGCTAACGTTTTCATTATTGAAATAAGGGCGTGATTATAAAATCAATTGCTTAAGGCTGTGCAAATTGGTCAGCAAACTGGGAGTACTATCACGCACGGTTTTCTGATTGATCGTTTTCGAAGCGAAAAACGCATAAAAACGATCTGGGAGGATCTCTATATTGCCTATCTAAAAGAGTCTTAGATGTCCTGCGCGCGGGGGCTGTGTTCCAATGTCTACACCGAAACGGTTTGCGCACTTGATTGCGCAAAATTACAGTGCGGAATTTTAGCGCGGGGGGAGGGGTGAGTCCGAACAAGGGCTGGAAGCCCACTTTCACCGCCTAAATAATCTCTGCTCTTTAAACTCCAAACCTCTTCTTCGATTGGTAGGCTATTGATGTGGGAACGACAACACGAGCACGCTAGGTGGAATGGGCTGAAGCTCAACATCCTGTCTACCTCCTTTGATGGTGGTAAGCGTCTGCAAGTGAGTGAAATCCCATACGCAGACCTACCACACATCAAAGTCATGGGTACCAAAGCCCGAACATTTACTATCGAATCTATATTCGTAGGTGCAAGCTCACTAGCTGACGCCAATGCATTCATTGAAAGCCTGGAGCAGCAACCAAAAGGAGAACTCGAGCATCCCTGGTTAGGAGAGTTGGTGCTAGTGTTCGAGGAACATTCCCTCAGTATTAACACCAAGAAAGGTGTAGTGACACTGAGCCTGAAGTTTGTCCGTGCCGGCACTTCGTCTTCCATCACTGCACCGACAACAGTACGCACCAAAGCACAAGCTGACATAGTAGAAAGCCTGTCTAAGCAATCATTTGTTGAAGAGGTGAAAGGGCTGGATGTTTCTCAAATCAACGAAGTACAAAACAACGCAACCAGTGCGCTCAATGCGTTGGTTGATATTACTAACCGCCTGAACCTAGCCGATGATTCGCTGCAAGATATTAACCTAGCGATAAATGGAGCCTTCTCAGCCGTGAGCGGCTTGAGCACTAACCCTGCTGAGTTCGCTGATCTGTTTTCGAGCGCTGTTGATACGGTGTCTGAAGGTGTTCAATCAGAGCCAGCTTCCGAGAGTGAAGCGGTAGATAACTCACGTAGTGCTCAAGCTTTGATGCTTGGAGAAGTAAAAACCGATAGCCCAACCAAACACCACAATGTACAAATGGTGACGGGTGCGGTGAAGATGAGTAAAGACGTTGCTGACCTAGAAGCCCATGACAGCTTTGAGCTCACCTTAGTCCAAAAGCAACCAGAGATTATTCAAAGTGATCTCTCAACTCTAACTGCCAACGTTGATGACCGCATCAAGGAAACGACTCAAGTCTCTACGCAAGAAAGCATAGAGCTCTATGACGCACTCACTTCCTTAAAAAGCAATGTGCAGACTCAGTACGACAAAGTAGCAGAGGGAACCAAAGCACACAGAACCGTGCAATCCCCTCATTTTAAGTCAGCGCTGACGATTGCCCATGACGAATACACCAATGAGAACATCATTACCAAAATGAATGCACTTCAGCACCCTTTATTTATCCGTGGTGATATCGCGGTGAGGGATGCACGATGAATCAACTCACGATGTACATTGACGGCAAGCAGCATACTTTCTACCAAGCCAACTTGAACTACTCAACAGAGCAACTGGCCCACACATTTAACTGCTCTATTGAGCCCATGAACATTGATCGCCCGTTGTCGGTAGAGTTCTTCCTCAATGACCAATCCATCTTAATCGGTCAGATAGATGAGGCAGAAAACGAGACAGGTGCAAGCTCTTTAACTATGCCAATAGTCGGACGTTCCAAGAGCGCCAACATGATTGACTCGCGCATCAGTATGGATGCGCTTTACAACCTCAATGTTGAAGAGCTGCTTAGAAAACTGGCAAAGCCATTTGGTTTAGGGGTAAAGAGCCTCGTTAAAGGCATGCCGAAGATTGAAGAGTTTCAGATTAACGCCGAGTCTCCGGTTGAAAATGTTGCTCAGCTAATCCGTGAACAAGGTTACATGCTCATTGAGCGAAATGGTGTGCTGACTATAGAGAACACGGCGCATGCAACGATTAACAATGTTGGCCTTGAAACAAGCAACAACATAGACAGCTTAAAGATAAAACGCGCCTTCAATACGCAGTTTCATACCATTGATGTGCAGGGCCAGTGGGATGATGCCAGCGCTCAAGTCACTAACCCAAGCATTGATAGCTCGCGCACTATGGTGATTACTTGTGACCAGCTGCAAAGTAGTGATGCGTGTTTATCTCGCGCCAACTATGAACGTGACTTAGCGATAGCGGAAAGCCTGACCGCTTCAACGTCTGTCGCAGATATCTTTCCTCAGCTTGCGATTGATGGATTAAACCGAGTGATTCGAGTGATCGACAAAGAGCAGAGTTTTAGCGAAATGCTTGTTATCAAGTCTCTTGGCCTATCGGTGTCCGAAAGCGCCGCGAGCACTTCCGTTGAGTTGGTCAGACCGTTTAAGGAGCAAAGTCATGTCTAGTGCTCAACGTCAGCAACAACAGCGATTAATGGCTCGCATCAAGAACGTGATTGGAACAGGAACAGTGACAGGCGCAACCACGGGCATGTTGCAAATCAGAACGGCAACAGGCCGCACCAATGACCGAATTAAGCGCGTACACAACTACGGTTTTATGAGCCGACCACTACCAGAGGCCAAGGCTTACAACCTGTTTATCGGTGGTGTGGCTGCGCGTGGTATTACCGTCAATGTGGAAGATGAGCGCTACCAAATCGACTTAAAGCCCGGTGAGGTCGCCATGCTCGATGACAAGGGCAATTTAATCCATCAAACCAACGAAGGAGTTAAGGTCTACGCAACCCAAGGTAAGGTCGATGTTGTAGCCGCGAATGAAGTCTCTATCAAAGCGCCACAGGTGAACGTGATCGCTGACAAAACCACGTTTTCTAAAGATGTAAATATAGGCGGCAATTTGAGTGTAGCGAAGAATGCAGAAGTTGCAGGTTCTGTTGGTGGTCAGTCTGGTACGTTCGGCGGCGTTAAAGTCGAGACGCACGCCCACGACTATGAAGACGATAGCGAAATCAAAACGACACGGGAGCCCAACAAAGCATGAGCCATTTTAAATTGAACGCGCTTACCGAGTCGGTGGGTTCCAAAGAAGGCATGACTCATGCGGTATTGCAAAGCGTCTACAACTACGCCGAGTCGACCAAGAATGATCGCGCACGAATGGACAACAATGAGCGCGGCGGTACTTGGAGTAATGAACTGATAGAGATTGTTGGCTCACGTGATTGGACTCTCAAACGAGCCAAATTGACTGACGAAACCTTAAGGCTTGCTAAACGTTTTTATGAAGAAGCACTAGCCTGGTTAATTCAACAAGGTCACGCGAAAACCATTGACGTCACTGTTTGGAGAGAGAAACCAAACCAAATGGGCCGTAATGTCATGATAACCCTAACGGACGGCTCCACATTTGATGTTCCACTATCGAAGGTAGATAAATGAGTACACAAGTGAGCCTTGAGAGCTTAATCGCTCGTGCTGAAGCCAACCTGACGGCAGCAACAGGGCAAAGTAATCCAGCCACCAAATCCATAGCCTCTGCCATTGCTGGCGTCAGCTATGGGCAATATGGCTATCAAGATTTGCTTTTCAGACAATTGCACCCTGAAACCTGCTCTGAGGCGTGGCTATACCTGCATGCCAATCGCCACAAAACACCACGCCTGTTACCTACCTTTGCAAAAGGTACAGTGCAGTTTACTGAGCTAGGTGGAACCGTGGTGATCGCCAAAGGTACTCGCCTAATCTACGGTGATAGAGAGTACGAAACCACTAAGGAGCAGTACAGCAATGTGCCTGTAGACGTCATTGCACTGGAATCAGGGACAGCAAGCAATTTACCAAACGGCGCTAAACTCACCCTAACCGAAGGGCTAAGCGGTATCGACCCTAATAATATCCTATCGCTTGGTATTGAAGGTGGTGCAGATATCGAAGAGCTAGAGCACTGGCGAGCGCGAGTAATCGTGGCATTCGAGAAGAACGAGCTGATCGGCAAGTCAGAAGATTACGAAGTGTGGGCAGTGTCGGCTCACTCTGATGTTGATTTTGCTTGGGCACTCGATAACACACCAGAGCGCGGCATGGTAGAGGTCTACATTGGCGCACGTGAGAACGACCCAACGTTAAGCGGTGAAGTGGTCAATCTTGTTCAAGAGACCTTCGACACTAACCGACTCGCGGGTTGTCATCCGTTTGCTCATCTCCCAGAAAAAGCGCCGCTCTCTATAGAGATTCAAGGCATTGAAGACCTAGCGATTCGTGATGATGTGGTCACGGCCCTTGAAAACTTTGTCAAAGGGAAAATGGGCAAGATAGATCCAAACACCCAAAAGCCTGAATCCATCACCAACACTGAAATTGTGTTAGTCATTTCAACCGTGACCAACAACTTTATTGTCAAAGCCCCAGTAGGCGAAGTTGCTATCGACAATAACCAGATTCATGTACTAGGAGCCGTCACATGGACACCTCCGACTTAATCATTGAATACAGCGAAGGTGATTTTGCAGATGCGTACCGTGGGTTACTTCCTCAAGGCGAATACTGGCAAGACACCGAGAACGCAGAGCTGACCAATACCATTAACGGTATAGCGAAAGACTTTAAGAAAACCCATGACGATATTGAATTATCACTATTAACGGAGTTTGAAGAGCAAGGGTTTGGCTGGAAGATTCGAGATTATCAAAGCCTGCTTGGGACAAAGGGCTCAAACGGCTTGGTGTATGACGATGTGAAAAGGCCCAATCTAATATTGATTGACCTCTTCAGCTATGACAATGGCACAGCCATTAACGCATTTGAAAACGTTCGATTGCCTCATACCGAGTTTCATTGGCTTTACCCATTGGAAGCCGAAACCCAATTAGAACAGGCAACCGCCTTAACGATAAAGCCAGAGTTGAGCTCACAGTTAGAAATAGACGCTGAAACTCAAATCTTGTGCCGCACTGCCATTACTTGGCAACTTGAAATAGGAGACACCGAATGAGCACACTGCAAGCTATTCCGACTCAGCACGGGATAGATATTTTAAACAGTGAGCTGAAAAATACTGTAACCAAGTATCGGCTCATTGGCGCGTTAACTCATGACGCCTCAAGTGAATCACTGTATTCATTTTATGAAAACACTATTGAAACCAGTTACTACGATGACAATGGCGTTTTAACCTTTATCTTAAATCTGCCAATTGAGCAGCATTTTGATGAGTACCTACATCAAATCCATGTGCTTGATAGCAGTAATCAATCCGTGATCGAGTGCTCGACACCGAAAGTCGCCCTACCGAAAGGCATTGGCGGCATGGTAACACTCAAAGCGGCGATTTCGGGTGAAGCAGGACAAGTCATTTTCAAACACAGTGAGTTTGTCACTGAAACGGAATTGATCGAGCTACACCTCACAAAATACACACTCAAAGATATAGCTCAGTTTTTTCCCTATGATCCACAGCGTATCTATTCCGTGGGTGAAACTTGCTACACCAAAGACCAAACCACTGATGAACTAACCTATTGGCAGTGGTACTCAAATGTCGAATCAATTGCTGGAAAGTCACCATTGCTAGAGGCTAACCGTCATATTGGTTGGTCAGATAACACCAAACCGTTTTATTGGGTGCCGTACACTGGTGATCAGGTTGGTATGCCGTTTTACTGGCTGGATACCTCCGCGCCAGAGTGGGCTGTGATGGAGATAAATGTTGATTTACCCGTAGCTGTGTACTGGCGTTTGGCTCGTCGTTATCCGCATTTAGTCAGTGGCAATACCATCAATACTGGTGACATTCGGGCAGAGTTCTTACGTGTACTTGATCAAGGTAGAGGTGTTGATGCTAATCGAGTGATAAACAGTCCTCAGTTAGACCAAATGCAAGGTCATAAACACACTTATGGTGATCCGCGTATGTCTTACTGTTCTCCGGGTGGGTTAAATGCAATGGGAGTGAACTCAGAAAACACTCACGAAACTGGTGACCTTATGAGTGATGGCACTAATGGTAACGTTCGTTTTGGTTCTGAAACTCGAAGCAGGAATGTTGCGCGTCCAATGGCAATTGCAATTTAAGGGGGATGTGTGAGTAAAGCAGCTAAGTATTACTATCCAATAGATAAGCAAACTAACGAAGTTCTTGCACCTGTTAGGGCTGAATATCGTGGTGGTATGTACCACATACCGAGAGACGCACTTCAATCAGAACCTTTACCACCAAAACAAAGCTTTGCAGTGGTAGCGGTTCTAGATGAGTCAGGTAAAGCGATTGATTCGGAATACATCGAAGACCATCGAGGTGTAACGATTTATGATGAATCAGACTGCACCAAGTCAGAGGTAGTATCCGAACTAGGCCCTATCAAAGAAGGCTTCACACCTGATAAACCGCTAACTGAATTTGATGAGCGCATTGAAGGTGTATGGGTAACTAACCTAAGCAATAAATACATTCATGATTATGCGCAAGTGGACGCAACACGCTCAGCGCTTTATACCCAACTCACGGACCCACTAGAAAGTGAGCTAGCGCGTAAACAGCGGCAAGGTAAAACCGATGAAGTACAAATGCTCTCTGAACGCATCAACGAGCTAGAAGCCAAAATCAAAGCAGAGAGCCCATACCCGGAAGCGCCAACCAACTAACTACCAAACCCAGCCCAACCGCTGGGTTTGTTCTTTTTACCTCCCAAAGTTCTATATCTCCACGCTAGAAATGCCATAAGTACCCTTTAAACCTCAGCTCTATAAACTGGTTTTGTGGGGCACTAATCACTAGTTACGAGAGAAAAATCAATGAATCAAACAGAGGTAAAAGCGTTAGTGGTTTCTTTGCTAGATATTACCGGGCTAAAGAAAATTCTAACGTCTGTTAGTGCAACCCTAATCAGCTTTGGTGTGAACGATATTGCACAGCTTATCGCAATCTCAGTAGGCATCGTTTCAGGTGTTATGGCTATTCGCCACTATGCCGTTGCCACCAAACTCAATCAAGCCAAGCTCAACAAACTGAACTCTCAAGAGGACGGAGCAACATGAGCCTAAAAAACAAAGCAATACAAGCGGTGGTGTGCTCTGTTACTTCAGTTCTTGCCATTGTTTTTGCTATCGACTCAGAGATAAACGTCAGTGAAAACGGTTTACGCCATATTGCTAACGAGGAAGGTTGCCGCCTTAAGTCCTACCAATGCAGTGCGAACGTTTGGACTGTCGGTCTAGGTCATACCAAAGGCGTGACCAAGGATACACATATTACCGAAAAGCAAGCCGCTGAAAGCTTTGTTGAAAGCGTATCTGCTGCTGAACGTGTAGTTAACAAGCGAATAACCCAAACACCAAACCAAGGCGAGTACGACATGATGGTGAGCTTTGTTTATAACCTTGGTGCAGGTAACTTCGCTCGCTCTACGTTGCTGAAAAAATTTAACCTCGGTGATCGCACTGGTGCTTGTAATGAGTATCCGCGGTGGGTGTTTGTGAATGGTAAAGATTGCCGACTAGAAAAAAGCAACTGTGCCGGTATTCCTAAGCGCCGAAGCAAAGAGCAAGACGTTTGTCTAAACGGTTGGCAAGGAGAGTAACCATGTTAAGTAGTTATCTAACTCTGTTTAAAGCCGTTGCCTTTGCTACCGTTCTTGGTGGTGTTGCTTACCTTTCTTACGACTACGGCGTAACGACTACAGAAACTAAGGCCCTAAAAGCGCAAAACGCCTTATGGGACAAAGTAGAACAGAAACAAGACGAGGCTTTTCAACTAGCCGTAAAACTGGCTAACCAAAAGCCTGATATTCGAATTGAGTTTCGAGAGATAGAAAAAGAGGTGATCAAGTATGCTCAAAAGAACAGTGATAAGCAGTGTGTTGTTAATGACTCTGACTGGTTGCGCATCCGATCCAACGCAGTGCGAGCGCATAATAGAGCGCTCAGTATTCAGCAACCCACCACCGTCTCTGATGGTTCCGCCGCAGCCGCTTCAGGTTATGAGCGAGATGCCGAAGTCTTAGCCGAAGATGTAGCGAACCTTCAAATATGTGCTGAAAACGCGCAACAACTCCAATCGCTACAAACATGGATTCGGTCCCAATTGTAGGTGTCTGATATACATATATTTTCATTGATTAATTTGGATTTGTTATGATACTGAATGCTCATTAGAGTGTTGTATCAATAAATAGAGTATTCAATATGAAAAAATCAATATTTGCCCTGTCAGTTACCGCTTTTTTTTCAGCAAGTGCCTTCGCTTCAGATTACATTGTCAGTGATCCAAAAGTTCTCTTACCAGGAGAGGATGTTACAAGCTTCGCGATGGCAGATCTCAACGGTGATGGTGTCGATGAACTCCTGTTTGTAACGGCTAGCGGTCAACTCAAGTATTCTCAGCTTATTGGCCTTGGAAATGGCTTAATTGATCCGAATGCGTTTGAAAGTTTGAAAAATAGTCCTGGAACTTTCGAGATGAGCATCTCGCTAAATGGAGATAACTACAGGAATACACGGCTAACTATTGGGAGCAACAGTCGAATTTCCATACACCGAAATCGTACTAGGACAAGCTGTAGTGCTACTATGCGTTTAGAAAATGACAAAGTCACTGCAAAAGCTAGTAATGTGGCTTATGAACTAACATACGTCTCTCGAAACTACATCGTCGGAACAATGACCTGTACCAGCAATGGTATTGAGCAAAGTGAGCAAGTGAGTTTTACAGCTACACGTTTAGGTTACTAGTTGACAATCGTCTGGACGATCTATGATGTTGTGAGTTTATTATCCAGATAAGACTGCATCTAGGTTACCTAACAAGTGTCAGCATCTTACCTGCTGACACTTGCTTTACTTACACTTCATCGATTCTCTTATACGGCTCAGAAGCCATCACCTTCTGCCCCACAAACTCATTCAACTCCTGAAGTGCATCAATCATCGGCAGCAATTCATTCTTGTGGAATAGCCAATCAACCTTGTTGAGGTCGAGAGAGGTAATACTCTCTCGGCGAACGCTCATCAGCTCAATAGGAACGCGATGAAGAGCCAGTACATCATTCATAGTTTGGTTCTTCACTTCCTTAAATGAATCCTTTGCTTCTACTTGGCCAATCGGTTTAAGTTCTGGTGCCTTAGTGTCTTTGCCTCGAGCATTCACAAACATATTCTTAAACGCCATGCCTTCTTTTGCCTGAAGCTTGGTTTTAATTTCGTCTTCCTGCTTTTTCGTCATGCTAGGTTCATTCATATAAAGCAGGTAACCCGCGTGTTGGCCGTTGCGGTAATACTGGCGGCGGAACAAGGTGGCATCGTCATTAAGCCAGATGGAGGTGAGCCCACTTACGTGACCGGGTAACCCATAGATCTCTTGAGCAACGTCGTATTCAGAGAGATGAAAGATTTGCCCCTCCTTAAAATCAACTCTGCCATCATCCTCGTAAGCTTTAGGCTTGTAGGTATAACCCAAGTCCTCGCGGCGACGCATATACAAAGCGGGAATGTGTTTAACCTGAACGATAGGACCTTTGCCCGCGTGTGAGCGAACAATTTGAAAATAGCCGTTGCCAAAGGTGAGATAGTCTTGGATAAACCGCTTAAGGTCGCGACGGGATAATATTGGCGAAACGTTCACAGCATAGGCGAGGGTATTGCGCTTAAACTCAATCGCGCTCGAGTGCATCGGATTAACGCGCAGCGCTTTGGCCAAGGTGTCGAAAGGAATAGGTGGCTCATACAAGCCATCAACCAAAGCCGTTTCAAGGTAACTTAGGATGTCGCTGTTCATCACGCTGACAGGGTTAGAAAATTCAATCTCAATCACTTCGTTTCTCCGCTCTTTGGCTTAGAAAATTTCAACGGTGGTATCGTCGTCATTGTTAATATCAATTGGCTCCCAGCACATAACATGCATTGAAGCCCAGGCGAGGTCAGCATGCGACCCTATCTTGCTACGGTTAGAGACAAACGTAACCTGGTTACTGATGTTGGTGGTCTGCTGGCGAATCATAAGGAAGGAATGCACAAGGTCATCCCATTCGGCATCAAACTGCAGTCGACCATTGCCGATGATCTCTCGCGCTTTGTAGGCCATCATCCGCTTTACCTCTGGTGAGTAGTTCAGTTCGAGCAAAGACGGATAGAACTTTCTAACCAATTCAGCCACGGCAGAACCTACACCACTGGTATCGATGGCGAGGTGCACTACATTGTATTTTTCGGTGATCCCGCGAATAGCTTCAGCTTGCTGCTCATAGCTCGAACCTTTGAGTCTTAAGCGCTCGATGAAGCGGAAAACCCCGCCTTTCATTTTTGGCTTGAGTGAGACCACTAAACCCGCATCATCTGAGCCTTCTCCTTGACCACCACCTCTTGGGTCATAACCGACTAACACTTCCGCGTCACCGACGGGGCGTGGCTTGTTGTGATCAATTTCTTTCCATAGAGAGGAATCCGCTTTGCAGGCGAGAAGAGCTTTTAGTGAAAAGAACGAAGCACTGTCATCCAAGAATTTGCATCGCAGTAGGTTGTCGAAGATTTCCTTAACTGGATATTTACGCTTTAGCTTCTCCATGTTGAAGAAGGTCGCGCCTTTCTTCATCGCATCATCAACGGTGATCATCTGCCTGAAGATAAAATCAGGACCTAGCGCCCCATCTTTCAGCGCGGTGTGGCTGATATCAATGCTGTGCTCTTTCTTACCTTCCCATTTCGGATAAGCTTCATGAGCCATCGTGGACGGCGTCGAAATGTAAGTGGTGCGGAACTTAGCTTGTATCGACATGCCGCCTGCGTAGTCATCCAGCTCAGCGAAGCGGGGTATCCAAAACACTTCATCCCAATACATGTGGCCGTTGAAACCTTGAGAAGTGGAAACGTTGGTCGACATAAAGCCCAGCTTGGCGCCATTACTTAACTCGATGTCATCTTTGCCCTTAAGGTCGACTTCACCAATCTCGAGAGCAAACTTACGGATGTAGTTCTTGAAGATATACGCCTGCTTTTTCGACGCAGAGATAAAGACCTGGTTGTCACCATTAAGCACAGCGTCTTCGAAAGCTTCATAAGCAAAATAGAAGGTGAGACCAATCTGGCGCGACTTCAGATAGAAACGCGTTTCGTTGATGTCATCATTGAGCTTGTGAGCGTGTATCTCTTTCTGGTACTCAAAGAAAGTACGCTCACGGTATTCATCAAGCATCTCTTTGGTGATCTGCGAAACGTCATTCTTAACTTTGTTAGGTTTGCGACCTCTAGGGCTTTTGCCTTCGACGGATGTGCCTGGTCTGCTTCGCTTATTCTCCGCTTCAACACGTTTGTAGTGCTGATCGAGTAGCATCTTCAGCTCGCGTTCCTGACACTCAAGTTTTTGGTCAACCCACATCAGATACGTGATCCTCTGACGCAGCATGAGCTCTACGGGCAAATCATCCCGCATTTCCTTCCAGCCAAACTTTGATACCCATTGCTGAACCGTTCGGGTGGCAACACCGATTTTATCCGCGATTTCAGCCGGCTTTTGCTGGCGTAAGAACAAACCAAACGCTTGAGTTTGCGTTGGCGTGTATAGCGGCTGGTTCAGATTGGTTACTGCATTCGTCTCCATGCCAGCATAGTGCTACAGAGCCCGCCATTACTCAGCTTGCGAGAGTTCTATATCGGGTATCTAGAATCAGGATGAATACAAAAAGAGGAAGGCTTTCGTTAGATTGAAATCATCGAATTCAGGAGAGTTTAGACATGTTTCAGTCAGAGCCGATTTGTATTTTGCAGGCAGGGACAACCGTTGATGGTCGCGTTATTGAACAGAAAATCATTGATGAAATCGCAGAGACCTACAACCCAGAGGTGTATACCGCACGCATTAATGAAGAGCACTATGACTGGAGCTACAAATTCGGTTCGGTGCTGTCGGTAGAGAAGCGTGAAGACAAACTGTTTGCGGTTATTAAACCTAACTCCCATTTGCTACGCATGACGGAACAAGGCCAGTTACTTCATACATCCTGTGAGTTCATTGAGAAGTTTTCTAACACTGAGAAAGCCTATTTAACCGGACTGGCTCTGACCGATAAACCCGCATCACTGGGTACAACTCAAATCCATCTCTCTAGCAAGGACGATGGCAAGGTTCACGTACTTTCAAAGTTTACTATCGAACCTCAAGCGCTGTCGCAAGAAGAACCGGAAAGTGATGCCTCCTTATTCCAGAAATTCAAAAGCTGGCTCAGCGGTGAAAAGTCTCCTGAGCAGTTCTCGCAACAAGAGGAAGAAAGCGAAATGAGTAAAGAAACTGAAGAGCTGCTCAAACAAAGCATCGAGCAGAACAAGGTACTCAGTACCAACTTAGGCCTGTTGGTCGAAAGCCTTTCCGCACAGAAAAAACCAGAGGTTGATCAAGAGGAGCCTGAAAGCAATCAGCTCGATGAACTCAAAGGTCAGGTGGAGCAGTTGTCGACTCAGATGTCGGAGATGACGACAACGCTTAGCCAAATCACTGACGAAACACCGCGCAAGCTAGCAGGTCAGGACAGCGAAGAAGAGCAGTACCTATAACGCCAGTCTGACGAAGAGATACAGGTAAAACTATGCAGAAACAAACGCAAATCAAGCTCAATGCTTACGTGAAGAAAGTCGCTGAGCAAAATGAAGTGGATGACGCGACCCAGAAGTTTAACGTCACGCCAAACGGCACGCAGAAAATCATTGGCCAGATGCGAGAGAGCAACTGGTTCCTGAAGAAGATCAACATCATTCCGGTGAAGAACCAGAAAGGCGAATCCATCGGTCTGGGTGTAACGGGCATGATTGCCAGTCGCACCGATACTTCCGGTGAAGGTCGCCGTGTACCGAAAGACTACTCAGGCATGGGTGCGATGCCGTACATGTGTGAGCAGACTAACTTTGATACCGCTATTCGTTACGACAAACTTGATGCCTGGGCGCACGACAAGCGCTTCAACTCAATCATCTCAGCTCATACGCGTGAGCAGATTGACGCTAACAAAATCACCATTGGTTGGTACGGTGAGCGCGTAGAGAAGAACACCAATGCGAGTTCGAACCCAAACGGTGAAGACGTCAATAAAGGTTGGTTTCAGGCGATGCGTGACTATAACGCTGAGCGCTACATTACTGAAATCGAGCCGAATTCCGGTGAGATCCGAATCGGTGAAGGAGGTGACTTCATTAATCTCGATTTAGCGGTGCTCAACACCAAGAATCTGCTTCACGATGCGTGTGAAAACGATTCAAACCTGATTGCGATTATCGGCTCTGACTTGCTGGCTTACGACAAAGCGAAGTTCTACGAAGCGCATGGCAATACACCAAGCGAGAAGAGCAAGATTCAGGAAGTGCAGGTCATTGGAACCTACGGCGGTCTGCCTGCGGTGAAGGTTCCGGGTTTCCCATCAACCGGCATTATGGTGACCAGCTACGACAACCTGTCTATCTACATTCAGGAAGGCTCGATTCGTCGCTCAATGGGTAAGAAGAACGACGAGAAAGATCAGATCGAAAACTTCGAGTCGATGAACATGGCTTACGTCATTGAAGAAATCGGCAAAGCAGCCGCGATGGAATTTAAGAACGTCAAACTGAAGATTGGCGAAAACTGGGTATAGCCCTTAAACGACCACCCCCTCAATGCGGGCTCTAACACTTAATCTGTGAAGCCTTGGCAGAAGCAGAGTTCAGTGTTTGTCTGCCCGCATTTCTCTCGAGGAACCATGATGGAATTTGTCGGTGATAAAAGCGAAACCTACGACTCAGAGCTACCAGCTACGGCAAAGTATCCGGCGTTGAAGCTGGCAGAGTTTCAGTCTCTGTTTCATTTCTTGAGCAATGAAACAGAGGCAGGCATTCTGCATCAAGCGAGCGTGTCGCGTATCAAAGTACACAAAGAGTTGGAGTGCGTCATGGCGCCTTACGATGACCTAAACGCACTTTCTAAGGATAAGTTTGAAGATGCAGAAGCAGGCGTAACGCTCTACAAGCAAGCGGTGTTTGCTTTAACCGCCAGTGAGTTGATCGGTATTCAGTTAAGTGGGGATGCGACAGCGGAAGCAGCGCAGCGACAAGAAGCGTTAACAGACAAAAAGCAGCATTGCGAAGTCCAGTATCGCCAGGCTATCGATCTGCTCGTTCATGGTCACGAAACCTACTGCTTTGAGGTGGTGTGATGAAAGCCCTGCATAGCCTGACTGAGCTGTTTAAAAGCCACATTACTGATTCGAAGAGCTTAGATATCTGGGTAGAAGATGGTGCTCTGTTTTGTGGTCAAGGACCACTAGTCGACGGTTATGAGCTGGAATACACCGCCATTGTTTTTGTTCAGAACGCGAGACTAAAACCGCACATTCTGTTTATGCATTTGGTGAATTGGCTCAACAATCATGATCCGGAACGAACAGAGAAAGGCTTACCAGCACCGACGTTTGCGACTCAGATGCTCGATGATGGCAAATGTGACATCAAGATAAAAATCGACCTGAGAGAAAGCTATTCACTGGCAGAAAGTGAGCAAGGAAACTGGAAGCAGCAAGGGATCCTATATGAGTGTATCAGCGAGTTTGAGGCGGCTGCGCAGGCGGATGAACTGAATGAGCTGGTTTACTTCGTTGGCCATACCAAGGACTTGCCATGAAAACGCTGGAAAGCCCAGAGCAGCTAACTCAACTAGTAGATACGTTGGTCATAAAAGCGTCTGAAAAGCATGACTTAAACCGCCGAATGGCAAACCGAGCTCGGCAGTTTTTCAGGCAGCAAGTCAGAGCGCAGCGAGACATTAACAACAACCCATATCAAAGCCGAAGGCCAAAGACTCAGCTTGATGATGGAGCCAACAACAAAGACATGCTGCTGGGTTTTGCTCAGGCATTACGTACACGAGCGAGCGACAAAGGATTTGAGGTTGGTCTAAAGGGCACTGTGGGTGTCATTGGCCGTGAGCACAATGAAGGTGCTCAGCTCTCTTTCACCACAAGGGTAAACGGCTTCTTCGACTCGAAGGTGGGACAGTGGCAGGGGGGAATACTCACTAAACGAAGCTATCACATGCCCAAACGTACGTTTATCGGCTGGACGCCACAGCTCGAAAAAGAGTTGTTGGCGATGGCTGCAGAACACTTTGCACTAGAGGATGCAACCTAATGCGAACATTTAAGGTTAAGCCGAGCAGCAAAGGCTTACTGGTTCGAGACCCTGAAACCAGACAACCGCTGAAAGCTGCGGGAGAAGTGAAACCGCGCAATACCTACTGGCTACGCCGAATCAAGGATAAATCCGTTGTTGAGGTTAAGGCGAAACAACAAAAACAGGAGACTGAAGAATGAGTATCAGCTTCTCAGAAGTGCCGAGCAATGCTCGTGTCCCAGGCATGTATGTCGAGATTGATAACAGTCTGGCTAACAGTGCTGAAGACCAGCAACTTTGTCTAGTGATCGGCAATGCCGTCGATGGTGCCGCGGTAGGGGCGAACACAGTAAAGCTTTGCATGGATGATGCAAAAGCCGCTGAGCACTTTGGCAACTCAGATGTCGTTAAGATGGTGAAGTTCTTCCGAAAGCAGGATGAAACCATGCCCGTGTATGCCGTGAGTGTGGCCAGCAATGACACCATGTCTGCGCTGGCAGCATTGGGCGATAAGCAGTATCACCACATCATTTGTTCATTAAATGACGAGACCACCATTCGTGACTTGGGAGAGTTCTTGGAAAAGCGCTACGACGCGCTCAATCAAATCCCTGGTCTGGCGTATCTACCAAAGAAGGGCACACACTCGGAGCTGGTGACCTTTGGTTCGAAAAGCAATTGTCCTCTGATCAGCTTTATGTCGATTGATAGCTTGGGTGATTCTTCGAATCAGGTGTTGTCGGATGCAGAAGCCGTTGCCGCTTGGGCAGGGCAAATTGCCCCTTCATTGGCCAATGACCCATGCCGACCACTGCAAACCCTCAAACTGAGTGGCGTGTACTCAACGGCGGAAACGGAATTTGACTGGGCAGAGCGTAACTTACTGCTTCATGAAGGAATGGGGACTTACACGGTCACGCCAAGCAAAGAAGTGCAGATTGAGCGCCCTGTTACTGCGTATACCGAGAATGCGTCAGGTATTGCTGACAACAGTTACCTCGACATCATGACACCAGCGACTGCAATGTATTTTCGCCAGAAGCAGCGTTCACGCATCCTGAGCAAATACGCGCGCCACAAAGTCGCAAAGGACGGCACCAAGTTCGCACCCGGTCAGGTCATTGTTACGCCAAGCATGTTCAAAAGTGAACTCCTCTCTTTGTATCGAGAACTGGAATATCAGGGCATCGTGCAAGATTTTGATGGCTACAAAAAGTCTTTGATTGTCGAGCTCGACCAAACCAACAAACAACGCATCAACTATCAGGATTCACCGCAGTTCGTGAATGGACTGATCATCGTTGCAGGTAAGATTCAATTCAGGAAGTAAGCCATGGGAACAACAATTACTAGCCGCGCTGTACTTAATGCCGGTTCATTGGGGCGCTTACCAATCAAAGAAGGCGCGGAAATCAACTTCGGTAACCTCAAGCGTGAACCAGTTATGGGTGACGATGGTGTGCTTGGCCACAGCGAGTCTTATGAAGAGGCGCCATCCATTAAGTGCGTCATCGCCCACGCCAGCAACACCGATGAAGATGCTATTAAAAAGTTCGTCGATGAAAACATCACGCTCGAGACAAACAGTGGCAAAACATACACCTTAACCGATGCGTGGGTGGGCGACCCGCTCACGTTGGCCGTGAAGGAAGGGCAGCTGGAAGTCATGTTCTATGGTTACGAGCTGATCCCACAATAAGGAGCGAGCCATGTATTCAATACTCATGAAGCGTCAGGCGCTCACCAACAAGCCTAAAGTCATGCCGGTAGAACAATCGAATCGACCATCGGCGTTGAGTAAGCCCTGGGAAGAAATCCAATTGATGCTCAAACAAGATTTATCTTACGTTCGAACTTTGGCGGGCTCTAAAGAGAAAGACCCATTCAAAGAGTCTTTGATCGAGAAGTACCGCTCAACCGTCGAAACTCTGCTTGAAACGCATCAGGGCAACTACGCCAATCTTGATGTGCTGTGGTGGTTCTTCATGTGGCATGTCGATTTGGGACTGCTGGAAACCATTCATGATGATTTTCGCAACGCCATCGGTGCAGGGCTGGAAACACCACACAACTGGAAAATGAATGGCCAGACTGCCTATTGCGGCTATGTATTCAATTACTCTCTGGAAGCCCACAAAGCCAACAAAGAGTATGAACGTAGTTACTTGCTCAATGCTGTGCAAGATTTGCAATCTGGTGAGCTGGCAACCAATGCACCACTGAAAGTGAAGATGTATCGCTTGGTCGGTGACTGGCATTACGAAGAAGGCGAACGCGAACTGGCGTACCAACTCTATGAACAGGTGATGAAGCTGGACCCGGACAAAGGCGGCTGCAAAACCAAACTCAAAGAACTGAAGGAGGAACTGGGCTATGGCGACACCGATTAAACACAGTAGCGAAGTGAAAAAGGTCAAGTTGGCAGTACCGCATGAGAAAGACGGCGAGATGATTGAAGAAGTTGAAATCACCAAACCGCACTCGGGCAACCTGCGGGGTTTAAACCTCATCAAAGTGTGTGAGATGGATTTCGAAACAGGGCAGATTCTGGTGCCAAGAATCACCTGCTTGAATGAGCGAGATATGCTCAACTTCGCGCCAGAGAACTGGGCCCCAGTACTGACTGAAATCGCCTCTTTTTTCGTCAACACGAAACAGTAATCGAACACGTTGAAGACTACTACGCAGACATAGCAGTAGTGCTGGGCTGGCAGCCAAGCGAATTGGATAGGCTTAGCTACGAAGACTTATTACTGTTTCGGGAAAAAGCCAGAGTTAGACACGAACAGAAAGAGAGCGAATAAGCTCTCTTTTTTGCATCACCAATAAGGGATATCACCATGAAAATGAATTTGTCAGTTGTGATGGGGATGAAAGACAAGATATCCGCACCGCTCAAGGGTATCTCTAGCGAATCTGATCACTACGCGAAGGTCATCAAGAAGGTGCAAAAGGCGCAGGCAGATGACACCGCTGCACTAGGTATGATCGCTTCATTCAAAAGCTCGCAGAAAGCGATAAGTAAGAACGCCCTCGCGATTGCAGCCACTAACGAAAAGCTCACCCAACTCAAAGCCAAAGCGGCATCGGTGACGCGCCCAAGTGCTGCACTGACAGAGAAGATCAGTAAACAGCAGGATAAGTTAGACAAGCTTAACTCAGAGCAAACGAGCTACAAGAACAATCTAGTTCGGCTAGGTAAACAGCTTAGCCAGACAGGCGTGAAAATGTATGACCTGGAAGGCGAAAGCGATCGGCTAAACCGAAGCTACAAAAAGCACGGCCAAGAGATCGCGCGCCTTAGCAAGAAGTACTCGATCTTACAGGGTGCAATGAAGCCCATTCAAAAGCTTAATGGTGCAATACGCTTACCAAATGTTGCCTCCGCCACGGTAGGCAAGGGCGCCGCTTTGTTGGGTAGCGTGAGCTTGGCTGGATTGGTCTCAGAGGTAAACAGCACTGCAGACGAGATGGACAAACTGGCGAAAGTCGCCGGTAACCTGAACCTGCCAATTGAAGAGCTGCAAGCCATGCAATCCCAAGCTAATCATGCAGGTGTTGAAAGCGATGCGCTGTCAGGCTCTATGCTCAGGTTTACTAAACGCTTAGGCGTATTGCAGGAGACAGGAACAGGCGCATTAGGTTCATTCCTTAAGAAAAGCGGTAACTCACTCCATAAAGACTTACAGGTAGCAGAAGATACGCAGCAAGCCTACGAAATGCTGCTTGATGCGTTCTCAAAGCTAGAGTCACCTCAAGAGCAGATGGCATTTGCCGATGCCGCGTTCGGGCAGGATGGACGCAAAATGTTAATCATGCTCCGCGAAGGTACACAGGGGCTAACCGCTGCGCGTAAAGAACTTAATGCCCTTGGCGGAGGTGCGACAGCTGAAGACGCTTCAAAGGCGGAAGCATACAACGACGCTCTGCAGAAAATTCAGGAAAGTGTTCGTTCAATGAAGTTTGCTGCACTTGCGCCAGTGATGGAGAAAGTCACCAAAGTCTTTACCCGTTTCTCAGACAAGTTTAAAAACGCGCAGTGGCGCACCGAGTTTATTGAAAAGCTCATCCAAACCGTCGACGGCCTGTATCGAGGTTTTGCGTTCTTAGGTAAAGGGCTTATTTGGGTTACTCAAAATGTCAAAGGCATTGTGGCGGCACTCGCCATCTTTAAAGTTGCGATGATAGGCCTTAACGCTGTGATCATGGCTAACCCGATCGGAATGATTGTGGCAGCGGTAGGCGCAGCGATTATCGCCATAACTTACTTAGTCGATAAGTTTGTTGGCTTAGATAAGGTCATCAAGTGGGTAGGGGAAAAGGTGGGCTGGTTATGGGAAAAGTTCAAAGCCCTTATAAACAAACTGCCAGATTCACTGATTCCAGAAGGTTGGAAAATAGAAACTGAACAGGCAGGTAAACAGGTCGATAGCCTCGCCAGCAAGCTCGATGGCATTAAAGACAAAAACGCCAAACTCGGCATTACCACTGAAGAAACAACAGACCGCCGTGAAACAACCAGTTCACAACACCATGCGTATCAGTCAGGAAATCTGACTACGCCAAAGCGATATCAAGCCTACCAACCACTTACTAGCCAGACCTTAAACAGCAAATCTGAGGTGGAACTACGGATTAAGTCAGATAAACCAGTCACAGTAGACAAAGCTAAGAGTGAAAAGGGAACTGAGCTTAACTTGGATGTAGGGAGTCTGGGGTGGAGTTATTAGTTCATATTAGGATTAGTTTTATTGAATAGGGTCTATTCAATTAAAGCAAAAAGCTCAATCGCATTGTAATAAAAGCCAATATAGGAAGGTAATTTTATATCCGCCCTACTAAAGGCATTCGATAATTTATCTACAGTTTGTTTATCTGTTACCATAAAAATATCATTATAATATTGGCTATCTTTGTCTCTCATACCAATTAAAGCGCTTATAGAGTAAAGATCATATTTGTTATCCAATACGGAAATTAGCTCCCATAATGCAGTTAAATCTGATGATAGACTGATTGGTAACGGTTCATGACTTGCTCTATTTAGTTTTGCAACTTCAGTAAGAACGTGGAGGCTGTCTTCACTACTTGATAGCTTAGTGCTGTTTGGCTTTTGACGTTGATCCTGAGCTGATATCTCATGAAATAAATCTTTAACATTAAATTTTTTTTTCTTTCTAGCGTTGTAAAGAAAATTATATTTGGGAATCTCATACTCAACTAAAAGCTGGAACAATAATGAAGAGTCTAGGTTTAGCTTTCCGATTTTTTCGTTTTCCTCAAACGCATGAAATGATAATATTGACATGAATTTTGCCCAGATTTGTTCAACTCTTCGAAGTGAAAGTCCATAAGATTTAGCGATTTCAGCTGCATTACTTATTATTTCGTTCTCAATCGAAACCCTGCTGAAGACTAGGTAACCATGTTCTTTAAGAAGTTCCTTTTCTTGAGGGGTGGTGATGCGATTTAGGTATGTTTTTACGCATGGTTTTGGTAACTCTGCGCTCCTAGTGAAAAACTTAGAAAGGTACTCTTGACTATCAAAAGAGCTGCCGTAAACAGCTTTAACTGAGTTATAAAGCTGAGTCCTATCAGTTGCAACAACAAAAATGAAGTTATCTAAATCGAAAAAATGTTTGATTGTTTCAAGCATCGCTATAGCATAAGTTGGCTTACACCTGTCTAACTCATCAACAAAGACAAACACCTTTTCATTCGCAAACAGAGCTTTAAACGCATTTTTTGTATCTTCAATAGCATCTCTTTGAGCTTTATAAGATTCATTTAGTTTATGCCCTACAACTTTAGGTGGTAGATTTTTGAATTTAAAATTATTAAACGATTCATAAATGGCGGTGTTGTCAAATTTACCACTTAGGTAGACTCCTACACCACTAATACCTGTATTCCATGCTAACATGCTATAATTTCCCAGAGCTTTAAGAACTTCTTGCTCTTTATCATGAGCGGAAAAGCTTGGGCTAATTTGTTTTAATTGTTCGAGAAGTTCACTAACTAAAACCAAAACCGGGTCATCAGAAAAGTCAGAAATCCAAGCATCTATATATATACAATATTTTTTTTCAGTATACCTTAGATGTGTGTAAAGTTGGCGCATTAAGTGAGTTTTACCTGTCCCCCACTCACTTTTGATATTCAATACCATTGATGAATTTTGTGTTTTCAAATAATGAGATAAAAACTTAATATAGTCTTTGTTATTTAAGTAGCAATTATCCAATGAGTATTTTTCTTTCCAGTTGTTTTTAGTTATATCCATTTTATTGGTATCCGAATTATTATGGTTTAATGTTTTTGTTTTCATGTAAATACCGAAGTATATGACAGATGTACTGAACAAAATTATCAAAGAAAATAATAAGATGACTGTTGTAGAATATATACCAAATTCCAATGAGAGTATTCCGGTTACAATATCGTAAGCAAGCCTTAAAGCGATAAGAATGCAAAAAGTCACGGTTAAGGTAGGGGGGCTAATCAAGATATACATATCTACTCCGGTAATGAACGATACATTCTACACTATATGCAACATCAATAAATGATTGAAAACGATAGAGTATGTGAACATATGTTGACACAATTCACGTCATAGCGATAAACTTCAAAGGCACTGGCAAAATCCAGTGTCGGGCGTAGGAACCTGTTTTGTTTATCTCAAGGCGCATAGACGCCAGCTTTTTGCTGGTTTTTTTATGTGCGGCTTCGGCACACCTAAACATGGTGGCTTTGCTTAACGACTAGGCAAAATGCAACTGAATTATGGTGGGTTGGGCAGGGCAGCTTCGGCTGGCCGTGTCCTTGAGAGCGGTATTCCTACCCCTGTTCAGCTCACCACCCGAAGCGTAGGAACTCCGAGTGGTGATTTAGCAGACTAAATCTCAAGGAGGCCATCATGCCTAATACAACTTCCCTTACATTGACTGTACCTGATCTTGTCTTTAACCAAGGTGAGAAAATTCGTACCACATCTCTTAAAGTCGCAGAAGCTTTTAATAAGCAGCATCGAGATGTTATTCGCAAACTCAATAGCCTTGAATGTTCTGATGAGTTTAACGCGCGCAATTTTACGCACGTTGAATATCGAGACAAAAAAGGTGAGCTTCGAAAAGCTTTTGAGATGACAAAAGATGGTTTTATGTTCTTGGTCATGGGCTTTACCGGAAAGAAAGCAGCGCAGATAAAGGAAGCTTATATAAACGCATTCAACCAGATGGCCAATCAACTCCGCAGCGCCATGCCGACACTTCCTCCCGCTCAATACCAACTCCCCGAAACCTGTTTACCTAACTTCTATGACTCTGGCTGGCTACCCGCACTCTACAAGCGTTGCCCAGCAGAAAGCCACTGGACATATCACATTAAGTTTCAGATAAGACCAAAAGGCGGGAAGTTCTGCGCGAAGTTTGAATTAGGAATAGGGGGCAAAGGTGAAGACAAGCCGTGGTTTGAATCCAGCGGATCAGAGTTCATCGACAGCGGTTTCTACCTAGAGTATCGAGATCTAAATGAGCTGTGGGAGAACGTTCGTAAAGTGTTGGCCAAGTATCAGGCTAACAGCCCGTTCTAACTTAGAAAAAGAGCCTCGAAAGAGGCTCAAATTAAAGACTATTCGACGACAAGTGAGTATATCTTTAACCAATCGCCTTCACACCCATTGGTAACGATCGTTATATCTTGGTTAGAAGATTTAGCCGCAACTAACAGCTCTTTGATTGTCGGATCAGGAGAGTGCAGACCAGCCCAGCCAGAGTGGTTAGAACATGTATTTAGCTCATCTGCTTTCGGAAACCCGCGATTTAGCTGAATCGCAATGTGTCCCTGATTGTTTGTATAAAGTTTGGAAATTTCGCCGTAGTCAGTTGCTGTTGCAAACGCGAATGAACTTACAGAAGCCAGAAGAGTTGCTAGCAGAATCTTTTTCAT